TTATTTACCTTGTTTTTTAGATTCACTAATACCTTTTATCAAATAAATAATACCAACCAAGATAAATAATAACGAAATAAATGTAGTTATACCTCTTTGATAGAAGTTATCAAAAAAAGTAAACATATAAAACAAAAAACCAAAGGACAAGTATATTGATGCAATTAATTGTTTCATGAAATGGACTCCTTTCGAAAAACACTATTTTTTTATATTATTCTATTCAAATTCGAGTTTACCCTTTATTTCGAGTTGAATTTATGAGACTTATTTAATTTCATCAAAAGTGTGAACATGAGCTCTTAGATTATTTTGTTTGATCCAGGATTCGAATTTTCTCTTACGGTCTTTGCTTATAGTAAATACATACAGGACAGGAATAGTATGATTTATTTGTTTCATTACTTCAACATACGAATCAATTTTCTTGTGATTTTCAATCATTTTTCGAGCGTTATCAATTTCTATTAAGTGCATATATCCATTACGTTCAAATTTAGCATCAGCAATTACTTTCTTGTAAGTCAGATTTAATCCACTGAAGATGATTCCTTGTTTAATGGATTCGAGTTCAAATATGTGTTCTCTTTTCCAATCTAATGGACAATTGAAATGAAAATAAACTTCATTTGCTAACAGACTATGTTTTATAAAGGCTGGATTACGTTTAATATCTCTAGTCGATCCAATTAAATCTACACCATTTTTATTCAAATACAGGACTTTTTCTTTATTAAAAAAAGTTGTATGAATGTATGGTTCCAGTTGTTTAACAACCCTACATGCATTTCGATAACTTTTCAAGTCATGCTTCTGCCTTAATTGTCTGATTGTAACCATTCCAAGTTGGTCAATTGTTGTAAGTAGACTTTCTATCCTTGACTGCGTTGATAATAGCATCTTGTTTCCCCTCCAACTTGCTAAACATATATTTATCATCAATATATGGAACTTGTATAGTACGATTCTTTTCTATTTTGTAAATGGCTCTTCCTGGTATAGAAGGAAGATCTTCAGCTCCTATATCGTCCAAGATGACTCTACTTGCAATTTGAGCTGCAGCAATAAAAGATAATCTTGCTACAATATTCATTTTCACTTGCATTGGCACAGCTTCTTTAGTTGGATATTGAGTACAAAAGATTAATCTATATCCTAATGCTCCACCGATACGAGCAATTTCAGATAATGCAGCCTGACAAAATTTTGCGTATTTCCTCGAATCTCCTTCCACAATATTTGGAGATAGTTCTGCACCCTCATCCACGATGATAAATGTTCTTTTCTGGATAGGCGTATCAACTATATTGGTATATTGCTTCGATCTCATGAATTTCTGACGTCCTTTCAAATCTTCAATGATTGTGGAGAGTAACTCTGTAGATTCGAATATATCACTCGATACTTCTTTGACTTGTGGAATACCAATATAATGACCAAACTCCATTCCACCTTTTAAATCAAGAATATAAAATTCTACATTCTCAATTTGATTCATGAGTAATGAATAAAATATCTCTTTGATTAAAACTGTTTTACCAAAACGTGTTACACCTCCTACAAGCATATGAGGGTATTTATCAAAGTCATGATATAAGATGCCTTCGTGATTTCTTCCAATGGGTATTTCCCATTTTCCCTCATTCAATAAATCATCTGTGTATGACCATTTTTTCGGCAACTTTTGCTTATAAACTTTAATTTTCAAAAGACCATCATACTCTATTTCAATATCCTTGTTTAGACCGTCCACAATAGCTGATTTTATGGTTTCAAATGCTTCTGAAGGTATTCCCAAGGGTAATGTATATAAGTAAGTTGAATACTGTTCATTATCGTGTTTTTTGTACAACTTTGGATATAAATATGAATCATCCTTTTTGATACCTACTTTTCTATTTTCAAAAATGGTTTGAATCTTCTTTACATCGGATACTTGTTTCTTTGGAATAAGTGCTGCACCAACCGCAATAGCTGGAATTGCTAACCATTCAATCATTATTAAACCTCCTTTTCACCACAACTTATCAATAATTTTATTTTCAATTGCCTTGTAACTATCAACTTCACAAGCATCAAATTTATACATGTGATCTAGAATGGATTCATATTCCTCCTTTGTCTCACACTCATCAAAAATAGAATTTAGATGACTTGATGAAAACAAGAAGGGTTCGTTTAATTCATCAAATTGATTTCTTCTTAATCTGTCTTTGTTCCACTTACTATCTGCCAAGCTTTGAAACATTGATCTCAACATCCCATTCATTGACATTTTCATTCCTCTTTTCTTTGAATACTTCATTGTAAGATTCACTAAATGTATTGTTCATTGAAGTATGCAATGATAGATAGGGTAATGATTAATACGTATATTTCACTTCAAATTTGATAGGGCTATATAGTTATATAATTATAGAAATATCCGGCTTAACTCTTTCAATAAATACAAAATCCCACCGTATTTTAACACCTCCATTACGAAAGACACTAATGATCCATTGATTGCTATACCAGATTTATCAAGTAAAGAAACTCCTATTAATGCCCCGCCTGTAGCACCTACAAATACTAATCCAAATGTGAAAGGATCCATTCTTTCTCACTCTCCCTTCTTTGTATAGTACATTGTATGGGCGAATGAACTAAAAATGCATGTCTACATGAATTTTAATGACGCTTTTTTTGTAATTTTGATTCTTAAAGGAATTAGACAAGTTTTAAAGAATATAATTATTGGTGATGATAAATGAAATTAACTCCTAACATTGAGAAAATTATAAAAAGCAGTGGTTTTCGAAAAGATTTTATTGCAAATAAACTGAAAGTGTCAGTACGGCAATTGAGGAAATATGAAACAGGAGAATCATTAATTCCCATTGACAAGGCATATATTTTGGCTAGATTATTAGATAAGAAAGTTGACGATTTATATAAATTTGAGGGGGAAGAAAATGAAGGAGTTTAACTTTAAAGGTGCTGGGAAAACAAGAGTTATTTTAGATGGTAATTTTTTGAGAATTAAAAGAAAAGGATTCCTTAACTTTGCTAACCATGGTATGGACGGAGAAAAAACAATAGATATATATAACATGTCTGGTGTTCAAATGAAAGAAGCTGGATCTGTTACCAGTGGATATTTACAATTTATCTTTATGGGTAGTAAAGAAAATAAGGGCGGTTTATTTGCAGCAACAAAAGATGAAAATACTATTATGTTTATAAAAAAAGAACAAGATATGGCAAATGAAATAAAAGCATATATTGAAAATATTATAGCTAACAAAAATTCATCTACTGGACCACAAGTACAAACAGGATCAGCTGATGAGATTAGAAAATTTAAAGAATTACTTGATGAAGGCATAATTACTGAGGAAGAATTCGCAACAAAGAAAAAAGAATTATTAGGCCTATAAAAAATAACCGTCCATCTGGGCGGTTTTTTAATCTATTACAGTTACATTTAATATCTTATTAAATCGGATAAACTTAATACCTTCCTCTGTTACTGCTTTAATTTCTTTCTTTAATGGGTCAATTGATTTAATACAACAAAGTAATTTTTTCTCAAATCCATCCTCATATAATGATAAATCTACATATAAGTTATAATCTTTAGCATACCTAATCAATTGCTCAAACTCCAAAATTCTATCTTCATCAAATATAGGCATGTTTATTTTTTGGCTATCTATCCACATTTGTTTTGTTTCAGCTACATGTTCAGGCATCAAAAATCCATACCATTTTTTCATACCTCTGTCATGGATGTTGTTATTACTCATTGTTGTTATGCCCCTCTTCTATGCATCTTTAAAGGTGCAATCGATAAAATGTTACTTAGTTTAAATGTACGAACCTGTTCACGTGTATAGCAATATGCCCTAAAGGACTGTTCACCTACTTTTTCTACACATACAACTCTTTGAGTAATCTCACCTTTATTAGATAAATAAATCATTTCAAGCTTTTCATGTGATTCAACTGCTCTAATAAGTAAACCTTTCATCGATTGCCCTCCTTAATATTCGCTCTTTTTATAAATTATATACGAACAATAGTTCGATTTCAACTTGATTTAAGAACAAACGTTTGTATATAATTAAAGAAAAAAAGTGAGGGATAATGAATGAAACTAATCCCTGAAAAGGATCAAGAAATTATTGAAAAAGCTATATATTTACCTATGGTAATAATTGTTCTAAATCAAGATTTGAAAATAATTAATAATAGCACCATTAAACTAAAAACACCCTATACAGAATGGATTGAAAAAACAATTATAACTGTCCAAAAAGAATTATCCGATGTAAAACGATACATGAAGCACAATCAAATAAAAGTGGAAAAGGTGAAAACAGATGAATCATTCACACAATATGTTTTTATCTATAAAGGATATGAAGATATCCATAATTATTTTAATCCGAGACTTAGAAATCGAACTGAAGAATTATTAAAGTATTACCTGTATCAACGGTATAATGAGAGCAACTAAGAGTAAATAATCTGGGGTGAATACTTTGACCATAAACATAGATATTTATTTAAAATTAGAAGATAAGTATTACCAAAAGGGCGGACAATTCTCCACACTATCACCTTTCAATGGTGCTGTTGATGCTGCTAAATATGCTTATATTTACATTAAACAATTCAAAAGAGAACATGGTAATAAAGAGATTGAAATTGATAAGGTTATATATGAGGGATCAATTGATATCACTGCAGAAGTTCAGAAGTTATGCAGAAACGGAAATTTATATCTGGTTAAATAAAAATATGCCCCTCTCTCAAATTGAGAAGGGGTTAATAAATGGAGGATAATTGATAATTAACCACGGACAGGAAGTTAACTTCCATTCACTGGTTTGTTGCTGATTAATTTTATTTCTTAATACATTATTATTATTCAGTGTTTTTGCTTGGGCTGTCTTATAGAATGAATAAAGCTCCCACTCAAAATGAGAAGGAGCTTTATTCATATGATTTAACATATCAGGATTATTTATAGTATAAGTAATCAAAAACAAAATTATACACCTATTTTTTTATACATAATCTGTATATATCTTATCCTACTAACAAATAATATTTTTACCCAAGAGATTACTTTTGGTGTTCCGTTTAAGGGGAAGTACTTACTCCTAATCTTACTTCCCCTCAAAAGTTATTTAATTTGATACCAAGCATTAATACCTTTTAAGAAATTCTCCATTTCTTTAGCTTTTGGTGATCCTTCTGTAAACTGTCCAATTTCAAATGAAAGAGATCCACCATCATTACGCATTGGCTTATAATAATATCCTTTTTGAATAAGGAAATTATGAATCTTTACAAGTGAATCTCCCGAATATCCACCAGTATAAAAAGAAATTTTCTTTTCCACTTTCGATTCCTCCTTTACGTTTGATTTAGATACCTCTTTGATTTTTAATTTAAAATGAGCAACAAATGCTTTAAATACTGCTTCAGCATATATCTCTCTAAATTCTTCTGATTTCAATAGTTCTGATTCTGCTTTATTACTCATAAATGGTCCTTCTTGTAGAATTGCTGTCATATTTGTTTCACGCAAAACATGAAGGTCATCTGCTTTTACACCTCTATCACGTAATCCAGTTGCTTTAACCACATATTCTTGTACAACTTTAGCAAAAGCTAATGAATCTTTTGGCCATGAAGTATAAACGAATGTCTCAAGTCCATTAGCACTATTCCACGTACTGTATGCAGCATTTCCATGTTGAGAATAGAATACATCAGCACCCCATTTGTTGGCTTTGTCTGTTCTGGATTTTAAAGGAACATCTGTTATACCTGTTGGATCGTCAGTCCTTAGTATTGAAACATTCTCACACGTATTTAATTTATTTATTAGTTTCATTACTACCCCATTATTAAACTCCCATTCATGTAAGGAATTATCTGGTGTACGTTTACCTGGAGTATTTTTTCCATGTCCAGCATCGATTGCTATTTTCATTTTCAAAACTCCTTTCATAAAAAAAGAAAGAGCAACAGCTATTTGCTGTTACTCTGATTTTCTTTATCCTTAAGTAAAGCTATCACATTTTTTAATGGACCCAGTGGAGCTCCTAATTTCCCTGCGTTTTCTGTTAAACTGATAAATTCAATCACGATATATGCAATGGTAATGCCATCACCCAAATGTTGAGTGCCAAGGACTGATTTTTCCAGTAAGTAAACAATCCCTACAATAATTAGAATATGCCCTTTTTTAACAAACCCTTTTCTTCCAATTGCACTACTTAAATTTCCATTTACATAGCCTGCTGATACTCCTGAAATGAAGTCAGCTGCCATAATGATTACTAATGTAGGGAATGCCCAACCCATTGCACCCACAATAAATGACCACACTGTACCTATTGCTCCAAAAAAACTTTTAATGAATAAAACTACTTTATTTCCATCCATATCTTCACCATCTTTTCATAAAGAATAGCCTTGATCGGTTCAAGGCATTACTGTGGTCATGATGTTTTGATTATTTTCTTACCTCACCACTCATTTGAGAAAATTCTTGCTTAATCTTTTGGGTTAAAGTAGGCCTGTTATTTCCAAAGGTTCCTTCGATTCGGAATCCATTTTCCTCATAAATTTCTTTGATTTCCGTTATCCTGGTATCTAATGTTACTCCCCAATCCTTACTTTGAATGGTTGTAATATCGCCAAGATTATAATCCTTTTCATATTTAAAAGGACTATAAGTTAATATCTGTCCTTCAAGATAATGCTCTTGAATTAATTGTTCCAATTGTTGATTCCCTCTGTCTGTTAGGTCTTTTATGATGTCTGCAACAGGTCTAGGAATAGTTTCATTAGTAGTTCCACCATCACCATCAGGAACTTCTATATCCTCTGTTTCTGGAATATCCCGTGCATCAATGAATATTTCATGACGTGATAACCCAACTTCTTTCCCAACCTCAACTATACGTCTTTCTACACCTTCACCTTGCCCAGCTACATAAGCAGAATTTTTATAATTTAGTTCACTCTCTGTGTNGGATTGTAAAGACTCAAATTGTGGACTGAAAATAACAGGAGGATGTATGGATTGATTTACAGATACATCTCTTCCTTCCACAACATCAAAGACCCATTGTTTATTCTTTAAATCAAGTGTGACTTCCCAACCTAATCCAGTTGCTAAGCTGATTTCTGTCATTTCCTCTGCAAGATTTTTATAACGTGATTGCCAGGAAATAGATGGTCCTCTATTCAGATTCGGCGCAATAACAAGTTGTGGAATCTTTCTCCTTGGATCTACTGGATTGACAATATTCCTTTCAATGTAATGTTTCATAACTGTTTCAGCATTACCACTCTTATAGTCATAAGCTGTGTAAGCAGGTGGAATGGTTATCCTTTGGCCAACTACTGATTGCAAAGACAAACCTCTAATGATCCAGTTTTCTGTTGCTTTCCCATTCTCATCTAGATCAATTTCACGATGTTTAATAATAAAAACCTTATTCAAGTCTTTACCGACTAAAATAAGGTTCCCTTTGAGAAGTTTATCCGCATGTTTTTTGTACCTATTTATTTGTAATTCATTGTCTCCAAATGTGTGGAAACGTCTAGTAAAGAACATAGATTCATAAGCTTCTGTTTCACCTAGAATATTCATGTCTGCAGATAAAATTCGTATTGGTTTTTGCATAAGTCACCGCCTGTTTAGAGCATAAAAAATACGCCTATTCAGCGTTTGTTGGTTGTTCTTCTATTGGTTTTTCAGCTTTCTCTTTTTGTAACACTTCTTCAATTGCTGTTATTAAATCATCTTCTGTGGCTTCAAATTCTAACTCAGTATTCAAAAAGCGAAATTGACGTTCTTCATCATTAACAATAGCAACTACTCTTCTAGCGTAATAGTGTTCTTTTACTGCTCTTGATGGTTGGCCCAACACTGGACTTTTAAACTGAAAATGTGATGATTTAACTATTATAGTATTCATATTTTTCATCCTCCCCAAATTCTAATACTTCTATGATTTCTGGTACCTCGAATACATAAACTTCACCTAACCAAGATTCTCCTATCTCTCTTTCAACGCCTTTTATATACCATTCTTGTACGTCGTCGTCATTTCTAGTCCCTAATACCATGACATTATAATCTCTTAAACTATTTAATGTTAGTTCCAATGTTTCTGTTTCTCTATTTATTTCTCCATATCCTAAACCAAAATGTTTATTTGCATTTACAAATATTTGTTCATTTATATTTAAATGAACGAAATAATCTGGTAAGGGAATTGAGATTAAATATACTCCGTCTTCTTCTGTTATTGGTAACTCCATTTCATTATTCTCACCAAATAACATTACTTTAGCGTTATTATTTTGTATTTTAACGGAATATCTATATAAAGTATCGCCCGTTGTTGGTGATTCTACGGCGCCATGCCTAATAACATGAGTATCTTTCTTTTCTAGCTTAGGGTGCGCTATTTCAAAATTCTTAGAACCGGTTACTCTTAAATTACCGGCAATTACTACCTCAAATATTCTAGTGCCTATTAACATCTGATTCCAGTTAGCATTGCTAATGCCTCCAAATGCTACGGATTCCCCACCCGTTGCAATTGAATTAACACCTATCGCAACTGCACTACTAAATGCTGTCGTTTCTGCACCAATCGCAACACCGTGACCACTACCAGTTGTTTTAGCATTTTTACCTATTGCTATAGCTCTTCCTTGTGGTGCTGAAGAGTTTTTTCCTATTGCTATAGCTGCTTCACCATCCCACGTATCTCTGCCCCCTCCTGCTACTGCTTGCGTCCCTATAGCTATTGTGTCTACACCTTGTTCAGCTTTTGTGTTGTAACCAATAGCTATAGATTGGTCTGAAACTACTTTTGAATTTCTACCTATTACAACTACATCTACACCACCACTACCTTTATTTCCTCCCCCTGCTATGAACTTATAATTATTAAACTCAAGATTAAAAAAGCGATACAAAGCGTAAGTGGTAGCTGCTTTATTTTGTTCATTTACATTATATTCATTAGATAGTACCACAACACCCCTTTTTGTGGTTGACGCTTCGCTATGATAACCCTGTAATAAAAAATTGTTTCCGTTGTATCTTAATGTATAAACACCGTTACCTAACATCACATCAGCTTCCAACAAATCGCCATTAGTAGTAATTGCTTTAGGTCCTAGCCCATTTATATTTAATGTTGGCACTCTAGTATTGGCAACATGAACCTGTATTGCTAAAGATAACCCTGTTTGATATTCCGTCACACCTTCTAGAGTTACTTCATATGCATCAGATTTACCTGTTGTCCTTACAAGTGGGGTGTGTTCTATATAATCGTGTATATGTTCTTCCAGTGCTTCATTATCAAAGTTAGGAAGAATCTTAGACCCTGCCCACGGACAAATATCTGTTTTTCCTCTTTCGTCAATAACATCATTGGCATTAATATAAGTTTGTCCACCAACGATTTTTACTTGAGCTAAAGAGATTTCATAAATAAATTGATCTCTTTGCAAAGCAGGGGCAACAGGGACAACAGCAGGTACACCTTTTTTTATAAATGCTTTTACATATCTGGAATCAGTGTTTAGATCAAGACGAATAACAATCCTATCAATTCGATTTTTACCAAGTACTTCAGTGTCATGAGTTAGAATTAAATCTGAATCATTTATATAGTAACGTCCCTCAATAAAGGCCTTCCCACTCTTTAATGTTGAGGACATGCTTGAGCCTGTTGTTACTACTTCTAACTGATTCAATGCCCCTTTCATAACACCTGTAGTTATAAGAGTTGCAAAATAATCCGTAAATTCTTGCGCATTATATTCCCTATCGTAATTACCATCCACATCCTGAACAGCATCAAAAAAACTAAAGTATTCAGCCATATGATCACACTCCTACGTATCTATGTTTATACTTCACATAGACTTCTGGACGACCAGATTCAGAGATAAAACCAAACCTTGTCTCGCCCACATCTAAACTAAAAAATGTACTTTCTAAATCAATATAATGAAAAGCATTTTCCACAACTCCATCTGGTGCCACGATTTCAACACGCTTATCACCAAAAGCAGTATCGAGGATAAGTTTGTATCCTTCTGGAATTTCACGATTAACTTTTATAAATTCGCCTGTGTTCATATTTGTTATTTTAGGGTTAACTGCGCGTCCACGAAATTCCACATGAATAGGTGTTGGCACGTCACCTTTGTTTAACAAAGTTCTAGCATCCCCACGGGTACTGAATCTGACAGGGAAACGGAATGAAAAACGGAAGTTTCCTACAAAGTCTTCAAGTTTATAATTTTCACTGTTTATATCCTCCCAAAACGGAGATGGACATAAAAGATTAACTGTCGCCCTTTGATACCAATGTCCTTTATTATCAGTACCTAATGGAAAGATAGGTACATTTTCAGAAACAGCTTGTATCTCTCTTTTTGTACTTCCATTTTCATAAATCAATTTGCCCTCACCTAACTTCGGATTAAAAAGTGTGGACAAAAATTGACGTTTCTCAGATAACCCATCCCTACTAGATTCCAAGATTGCAATTTGTAAAGAAATAGGTCGAGGTTGTAAAAGTGCATCTATAAACGTATTACCATCCTGAAAAGGTGCCTTTGATGTTTGAATATCCGCTTGTACATCACCTTTCCCATCAACTGATTCTAATAAAAAAGGACGTCTATTAGTTAGTTCAATAGACTGTCCTCTTGAATTAATAAAAGTTATTTTTTCTGCCATTGATTTCACCTTCCTAAATTGTATTCCATTCCCCACTGAACCATTGCCTGTTTAGTTTTTCTAGATACGTCATAAGGTGATGGATTAGGTTGGTAAAAATTGAAGTTTTGTTCAATGGGTGGTATTTGGGAACCTGAAGTATTTCCACTAGTAACATCAGAACCAGGTACACTTGGAACAGCAGCTCTTGCTAATTCATTCGCTTGATAAGTAATTCCCCTGATACTATTTTTCATCCCCTCTGCTAACCCTTGTCCTGTAAATTCACCAAGTCTCATCATTACTCTAGATGGCGAATGAATATCTAATGCTTTAGAGATCGTGGAAGAAATAGAATTAGCGATCTCCCTAGCTTGTTGTAGTAAAGGACCTGTCATTGACGATAATCCATTCATTAAACCTTTAATCGTATTCTGACCAATGCTATTCATACTTGCTTTCATAGCATTAAATTCAGCTGTAGTTCCAGAACGAATATCCTTAACCTTTTTAGTCCAATCCGTTTTAAGTTGCTCCAATTGGGAATTAGCGTTTTTATGCAATTCATCTATTTTCTTTTTGGTATCAGTTTTAAGTCNGCTTGTCGCTTGTAAACGTGCAAGTTCATTTTTAACCTTCCACAATCGAACAAAATCCTGTAATTGTGAATCAGTCAT